TAATTATGATGTAACACCTATAAGAACTGTTACAACATTAACAAGTGTTATGAATGTTCAGTCTGGTTCTCCTATTGTATCTGTAAGTTTAACTAATCATGGAGTAAGTGTTGGTGACTGGGTTACGTTTTCTAGCACATCTATTCCCGGTTTTTCTGAAGGAACAGACTTTGCAGTTACAGCTTTTGGTGGACCTACTTATAAAATAACAAGTAAATCAGGTTTAAATAATTTTGCATTTACTCTCAATTATACAGCAGATTCAAACTTTACAGATGTAGGTATAGCTACTGCAAGTTTTCTTATTCCTACAGAACAAACTGAGAGTATTCAGGGTTTGGGTTATAGTGCTGGTGTATATAATGCAGGTGCTTCAACAACAGGTGAACGTGCTTGGAATACAGCAGCTTCTTCTTCTAACATTATCTTTGCTGCTAATCAGTGGTCAATGGATAACTGGGGCGAAGACCTTCTAGCTGTACGTCGAGGATCAGAGTTATTCTATTGGGATGCAGATGCTAGTAGTACACCACAAAGAGCAACTATTGTAGCTACTGGTCCTTCTAAAATTAACAGCATTGTTGTGTCACCAAATGACAGACACGTTATTGCTTTAGGAACAAATGAAGCAGGTACTTCTATTTTTAATCCTCTTCTGGTACGTTGGTCAGATCAGGAAGATTATACTAACTGGCAACCAAGTATTTCTTCTACATCAGGTGAAATACAGCTAGTAGATGGTACAGAAATTGTTGGGGGTATTCGTTCACGTAATGCTATTCATATATGGACTGATCGTGCTATGTATGCACTAAACTTTGTTGGTCCTCCCTTTATCTTTAATAATACACTACTAGGTAATAATGCTGGTCTTATTGGTCCACATGCCGCAGTAGCACTAGAAGGTGTTACTTATTGGATGGGTATTAATGACTTCTTTGCATTTAATGGTAGAGTACAAAAACTAAACTGTACAGTTCGTCGTCATATTTATGATAGCTTTAATATGTCACAGGCAGATAAAGTATATGCAGGAACTAATTCAGAGTTTCACGAAGTAATTTGGTTATATCCAGCTAATGATTCTTTAGAACCTAATCGTTATATTATATATAATACAGTAGAAAATCATTGGGTATTTGGTACAGGTTTCTTTAATACTTTTGAAGATAGGGTTGTATTTGATAATACAATTACTAATGGTGCTGTAAGTGTAGGAGCAGATAATTATTATTGGGATAATGAACCTGTATCAGTATATACTGGCGATGGTCAAGCATTAACATCATACATTGAGTCAGCAGACTTTGATATTGAAGATGGTGATAACTTAATGTTTATGGATCGTATTATTCCTGACTATACTATTAATCAAGGTTCTATTCAATTTAGTATTGATACTAAACAATATCCAAGTGGTTCTACAATTACTAAAGGTCCATTTACTATTAATAATGGTACAGAAAAGATTGATATGAGAGCTAGGGGTAGACAGGCTGCTATACGTGTATCTTCATCTGACTCTGGTACTAGCTGGCGTTGGGGTAGTATACGACTAGCTATTCAACCTGATGGTGGTAGATAATGGTAGCAAAACTTTATCCTGAACTTCCATACTATGCTAATATAGATATGGTTGATAGTAGGCAGCTTTACGATGATCTTATTCGTTATGCAGCAGAAATGAAGTTTCTGTTAGAACAACGTGACCTAGAAGTAGATTTATCACCAGCTACACGAGTACGTACTGTAGTTAGCATTAATGAGATTGGTAGACCAGAAGAAGGTTTTATAGTCTTTGCTACAAGTGTACAGAAATACAAGGGTTATGTCTCAGGTACAGGTTGGGTAGACTTTCACTAATGCACAATAATTATAAGAATATGATAGATTTAATCTATAATAGCACTTACATAGAAAATGTAAATAACGGATTAGCGCCTCAAACAGATTATTTTGGGGCTAGAACTGGAAATGGTATGGCGTATTCTAAAGACTCATTGTATAATAATACAAATACTTTACACGCAGATATGACCAAACCACAGTCACACTACATGAATTTAAAACAAGGGACTAAGTAATATGGCGATGGCTTCAGCAAATTATAGTGGACTAGCTAACTTAATGAATTTACAAGGAGTAGGAGTAAATCCTACTTCTCAGTTAGCTTATGTTCCTTCTAAAGATTTAATGACTCGTTATCAAACTATTCCTAATCCAAGAACAGGCATACCTCAAGCTATGGGTGTTACAGGAATGGCTGAAGGTGGTATGCCTTCAGAACAGTATCCTATGCAAGAAGAAGCTATGGAACTAGCAAATCGTGGTAGGTATGGTGATACAACTCTAGTACACATGACACCGGGAGAAGTACAGGGACTGTCATCCCTTGGTCAGCTTACTATTAACCCTGAAACTGGTTTACCAGAAGCTTTTAGTCTTAAATCTATAATTCCTATGGCTGCTAGTATTATAGGTGGTATGGTGGCTGGTCCTGCAGGTGCTGCTATTGGTTCTGGTTTAGGTACTATGGTAACAGGTGGTTCTCCAGAACAAGCCTTACTAAGTGCTGCTATGTCCTTTGGTATGGGTTATGCTATGCAGGGTGGTGGTAGTATCTTTGGTGACTTAGGTGCTAGTGCTGCTGCTAGTACTGGTCTACAACAAACTGCTGCTTTAGGTGCAGAAAATGTTGGTTTAGCCGCATTAGATGCGGGTGACGAAGCTCTTGGAGCAGCCTTATCTAAATCTTTTCCTTCTTCTCCTGATGTTTTATCTGCTAATAATGTAGTAAATCTTTCTACTAATACACCAACATTAGGTGCAAGCTTAAACGTAGATACTGTTGGTTTTGATCCAAGTATACCTTTAGCTAGTCCTACTACTAGTGCTGTTTCTAAAGCACCATTAGGTGCAAGCTTAAACGTAGATACTGTTGGTTATGATAACGTAGATACTTTTGGTTATGATCGAAGTATACCTTTAGCTAGTCCTACTACTAGTGCTGTTTCTAAAGCATCTGAACCATACATCTTCCAGTATGATACTGTTTCTGGAGATACTTATATACCATCTGATGAGGTAGATACTGTTGGTTTTGATCCAAGTATACCTAAAGCACCTGCATCATCGAATGAAGGAGTTTTAGAAAGTATATTTAGTCCTAACCGTCAAAGTTTAAAAGTAACTCCAGAAAAATTCAATGCTGCTAAACTAGAAAAAGAACGAATACTTGGCCGTGCTCTTAGTCAAAAGGAACAGAACGATCTTTTTAATAGTTTGCAGCCGAGCTTTTTAAAGAGATATGGTCCAGTAGGTGCAGCAGGTATTGGTGGTTTAACATTAGCTAGTATTTTAAGTGAAAAAAAACCAATAACTCAACCTGAACGCACACCTGCAAAATTTCCTGAATATGAATTAGTAGGAGGAGAAAGACAATATCCTACTGAAACAGCAGAAGAAATTATGAAACGATTACAGCAGGGTGGTGTAAGACCACCCTCATTTAGTCCTTATGAATATAATTTTCTAGGAACAAGAACTGCAGCAGCAGGTGGTATAGTTGGACTACAACAGGGTGGTATGGCTACTCCTCAAGCACCATCAGCAATGGCTAGTATGTTAGCACAACCTCAACCACAACAATCTATTCCAATTAATGTTCAGGTACAGCCACAACAATCTGTTATGCCACAGCAGCCTCAGCCTTCTATGCCTATGTCTCAAACAGGTAGTGGTGTAGCACCTATTCCTGATCAACAGAAAGAGTTTATTAAACTTATGGATATGGAAGAACAGGTACAAAGTCAAAAGAGTAGTCAATCTACTCAAGCTTTAGCAAATATTATGGGATTAGGTATGAACTTTTCAAGTAATCAATATCCACAAACATCTCCTAGTGGTCAGGCAGTACAACCACCCTCGCCTCCTCCAATGAATTATGGTTCACAGGTTAATTTAGGACTAGCTGGTGGTGGACAGCCATACTTTGAGGGTCAGGTACAAGGACCGGGTGATGGTCAGTCAGATGAAGTAGCCTTTCGTGTAGATGGTGGACAGGTTGATGGTGCTATGCTGTCACCTGATGAATATGTCTTGGCAGCAGACGTAGTTTCTGCTATAGGTAATGGATCATCTGATGCTGGTGCAGAAAAGCTTGATCAATTTATGAAGGGTGTAAGACAAGATGCTTATGGTACAACTAAGCAGATGCAGCCATTTAATAATCAAGGATTAACTAATTTAGTAGCGTAAATGGAATTAATAAAAATAAATAGTAATGCTATAGAAGTAACTTGGCCGTATGTAAAAGATTTAGTAAAAAAACCAATAGATAGAACACTAGGAGAAAGAAACTTAGACGATATATACTACAGTTTAATACATGAGCAACTAACATTGTGGATAGCTGTAGATAAAGAAGATGGTATAATTGGTATTCTAATAACACAGATTATTTTTTATCCTCAGTATAATGTTTTACTTCTTTCTCTGGTTGGTGCTAAACCACATACAATAAATAAGTGGTTATATAAGTCTTGGAAGAAGGATTCTCCTCTCTTAGAATATGCACGAAAAAATAAGTGTAAACGAATAGAAGGCTATGTTAGAAATGGCTGGCTTAAATTATTAAAAGATATAGGGTTTAAAAAATACAACACTATTGTTACAAAGGATGTTGAATACTATGATTGAAACTAAACATATTATTGCAGAACTTTCAGTTCAGGAAAAGATTTGCCTGTATAATGCTTTGTATGAAGACCTAGCAAGTAAGGGTATTGATGGAGATACTGAGCTTGCTCATGTCAACAAGGCTGAAATGGAAGCTCTTCGTGCAATGGGTGGTTCTGGTACAATCAACCCTAACACTAATCTTATTCAATTTGGTGGTGGCAGTCCTCCTCCACCTCCTCCTACATCACAGACAGTTTCTCAAACTTCTGAATTTCCAGAAGAATTAAAGCCATATATTACTGATGTTCTGGGAAAAGCACAAGCTATTCAAGAGAAGCGTGAGCAGGAAGGATATCGTCCCTATGAAGGTCCACAAATTGCTGAGTTTACTCCTGAACAACAACAAGCTTTTACAGGTATTAGTGGACTTGTGGGTGAGGGAGGTAAGTATTTTGATCCGGCTACACGTCTAGCTGCTGCTTCAGCTATTGCTCCTCGTGCTGGTGAAGTACAGCAGTATATGTCTCCCTACATGCAGAATGTAGTAGACATACAGCAACGTGAATTACGGAGACAGGCTGATGTAGAAGCACAACAGCTAGGTGCACAAGCAGTAAGAGCTGGTGGTTTTGGTGGCTCACGACAGGCTATTCTAGAGGCAGAACAACAGCGTAATCTACAGACACAGCTAGGTGATATTCAGGCTCGTGGACTAGCAGCAGCTTACGAAGACGCACAGGCACGTATTGCTGCACAGCGTCAGCGTGAACTAGCTGCATCAGGTCAGTTTGCACAGCTAGGTCAAGTAGCACCACAACAGGCACTAAAGGAACTAACTGCTCTAGAGGCTGTAGGTGCACAGCAACAAGCATTAAATCAGCAAGGACTTAATATTGCTAAGTCACAGTTTGAAGCTCAACAGATTTTTCCAGAAAGTACACTACAACAGTATCAGTCTGTTATTCGTGGTTTCCCTCTTGATCCATCCTTCACTCGGACAAGCCAAACAACAACTCCTGCACCCAGCTATCTACAACAGGCTGCTGGTTTAGGAGCTACAGCCGTTGGTCTTGCTGGAGCATTTGGTGGTTTTTCAGGAAGAAGAGCAAAGGGTGGACTTGTTAGTCGTATGCGTGGTGGACAGGTAGATCAGAATAGTGGACTAGGTTCTATTGTTGTAAAGAGATCAAATGGCAAGACGATTGGTGGCATGACGTTTGGTGGTAAGAAGTTTGGTGGTAGGGAGTTTGGCGGAGGAAAATATGGTGCTTATAATCCTACATTGAAAGATTATCCTTATTCTCCAGAAAATGTAGAACAATATAAAAAGAATTTAAGGGAAAGTATTGCTAAAAGAGAAGCCGAACAAGCCGAACGAGAAGCTTTATATGCTCAAGGTAAAGCAGAAAGGCGTTTAGATGACGCCCGTAGACAAAAGATTTCTAAATTACAAATGAACCGTCCCGGACTTCTTTCTGAAATATTTACACAAATAAAAGATAGACCTGCTTTATATAAAAAGCGGGAAGATATTGACGCACAGCTTCGTATGCTGAGGAATCCAAATTTAGGGGGTGGATCACCAGAAGAGGTATCACCACAAGTCGTATCAACAAAAGTCGTATCACCACAAGGTGGATCACCACAAGTTGTATCACCACAAAGTGGATCACTAGAAAATGTATCACTGCAAGCTGTATCAACGCCTTCTTCTACATCTGATGATCCACTATTAGAAATGAGCGTGGAACAAGAACAACCAGAGAGAGGAGCTACTTATATACCATCTGATGAGGTAGATACTGTTGGTTTTGATCCAAGTATACCTATAGCATCGTTTAATCAACAAGCCGGAAATATTGTTAAAAATAAACCTGCTACAGAAAAATTTATCACTTCTTTTGGTAAAGAAATTTCAGATTTTAGAAAAACTCTAGATGAAAGGGTTGAGAAGAAAAGAAATACAGCACAGCGTAGAAAAGATAGTATTGAAAGAGATAAGTTTCTCGCTGTTGCACAGATGGGTCTTAATATTCTTGCACAAGATGGTGGACAAACTTTCTTACAGGCTATTGGTAAAGGAAGTAAGAATGTAATTCCAACTCTAATGAAACTAAGTCGTGAAGAATTTAAAATTGCTGATAATTTAGATGATCTAGATTTTGAAACAGCTAAAGCAAAATTTGGCTTAACTGAGGCTGAATTTAATAGATATGTTAAACAGCGTGGACTTGATATAGCTGCACGTAAGGTTAGGGCTGAAGAAGCTAAAGTAGGAGCAACAATAGGTTCTGGTTTAACTTTAGGTGAAGTTGGAAATTATGTATCTTCTTTAACAACACTTCCTTCTAATACATTAGAAAGAAATAAAATTATAACTTTTGTAGATCAAAAAGTTAGAAGAGATGCTTTAATAGGTTTAACTGCTGTACAAAGAGCAGATGATAGTACTGTTAAAGAATCAATGAGAAGATTATTAAATGATTCTCAATATATGAAAAATATTTTTAGTATGTTTACTAAACAAACTGGTGAGAGTTTACCACAAACTATAGGAAACGGTGCACCTGCTGGTAATAAACCAGAAAGGCCGACTGCTGTTGATGTAATATCAAATACTCAAAAAGGTCTACGTGATCAACGGACAAAATCCTAATGCCTTTAAGCATAACAACAAAAGAATTTCAGGAAACTGCTAGTCAACTACAAGAACTAGCAGAACGTGATCCTGAGATTTTAAACAATAAAAAACTTCAAGATCGTTTTATTGAAGAAAAGGGTCTTAATGTTTCTGACTTTGATAAAGCCTATGTTGAATATTTAGGTGAACTTGAGAAAGGTCGTACTGATTTTCGTCCTGAAGATTCAAGTGTCCTTGGTCGTTTTTTTGGACGTGCTATTGGTGAAGTAGCTGAAGGTGTAGAAGATGTAGGACAGTTTTTAACAGGTAAATCTTTTAAGGCTTATCTTGAAGAAGAAGCACGTAAAATATATGGTGACGAAGCAACAGATGACTTTATCAAACAGGCACAAGAATATCTTGATCCTTATCATGGTGATTCTACACTAGGCACTATAGAAGATATAGGTGGTCAGGTTGCTTCTTTCTTTGTACCATTTACAGGTGTTGTAAAAGGGGCTAGAGTTGTCGGAGGTGTAGGTAAAGCAATATCTCCTGCTGCACTAACCGCAGGACTAAATTCATTAGGTAGAAAGAAGGTAGCTGGTTTACGTGTCGGTCCTACAGCACGTTTAGGAGGCTATGGTGTAGCTGGTGCTACTGCCTCTACAGCTTTAAATGATCCAGAACAAGCTGCCATTCAAGCTATCATGGAAGATGAAGATGCTTCTGCAGCTATTGAAGCACTTGACAATAATCCAGAAGATACAACAGCACAGAGATATTTAGATAACTTTCTAACAAACTTAAAATACGAAGGTCTTTTTCTTGGCGGAGGTGCTGCACTTCTTGGAGCATTCCGTACTTTTAAAAATACAAAACCGGGACAAAAGATTACTCAGTTAGGCAAAAAATATATAAGTAGAAACTTTAGTAGTAGGGGAGGTACTGACGACGAAACACTAGCGTTTATGGTTGAACGTAATAATGCTGGTAGAAAAGCATTAGCAGAAGCTGATGGAATAGCTAGTGATTTAGAAAGGTCATTAAAAACAGATCGTCGTCGTAGACGAGGTGATACTAATCCAGCTACCGTTAATGCTGCTTTAGCTGGAGATGCTGCAGCTATATCTTCTCTATCTGAACCAACTCAAGCTATAGTAACTAGAATGCGTGAATCTGTAGATGATCTTTCTACATATTTAGCTGATGATGTATTTAATGGTCAGTTTAGTGCTAAAGTTACTGAAGGTTTAGGAAGTTACCTAACTAGATCATATCGTATATATGACGATGCTTCTTATCGTAATAAAATTACTAAAGCTGTAGAAGAGTATAAAAAAACAGGTCGTGTTAGTGACGCAGAAACAGAACAGCTAATAGAAGGGGCTGTTAGGGAAATTACACAAGGTGCTGGTCCTATTAGCCAACAACAGATAAATCAAAGATTAACTGATTTAATTGATGTTAGTAAAGACGATGCTCGTGCTTTCTTTGATATTGTATCTTCTAAAAATTTAACTGGTACAGCAAGACCGGGTATGAAGAGAAAAGAAATACCTCCCTCTATTAAAGCACTTTGGGGTGAGGTAGACGATCCTGTAAAGAATTACGTAAATACTTACGTAAAACTTTCAGAAATGAAAGCAGAAAATCAATTTATTAATAACTTATCTGAACATCTTTTACAAACTGGAAAACTTGTAAGAGATAGGCCAGCTAATGAAGGCTTTGCATCCTTAGGAGAAATAGCACAGAACCGTGCTTCTGCTGTGTTTAGTCGTAGTGCTGCGGAAGATTACATAACTAATCCTGCTGTAAAAGATTTATATCTTTCTCCAGAGTATGTTAGATTTTTAAGAGACAGTAATTCTCCTGAAAACATGTGGGGTATATTTGAAGCTTGGGCAAAAGCTAAAGGTATGACACAGGCTGCTAAGACTGTATACAATCCTGCAACACATGGACGTAACTTTGTGGGTAACATGGTTTTAATGTTAGCTAATGGTATGATGCCTATATTTGGTAAAGGCTTTGGAGGCGCTGGTAAAGCTGTTATAGCCCGTATACGAGGTAAGAGCAATGAAGAACTAGGCAAATATATAGGAAAGATGCAAGGTTATGGTCTTATAGATAGTAATGTAACTTTAAATATTATACAACGAAACTTAGCTAGGGCTAATAATGAAAAAACTTTATTTTCTCGTTTAGGAGATAATAAAGTTGCTCGTCTTTATGAAGGTGAAGATGCTTTATTTAAAATAGCCCACTTTGAAAATACTTTTGATTATTTAAAAAAGGCTTATGCTAGTGAATTAAGAAATGGGACGATAACTGAAGAAGCTGTTGAACGTATGGCGGCGCAAAGAACAAGAGACTTAATGCCTAGCTATCCACTTGTTCCTAAAATTTTTAAAAGAATGCGAACAATGCCTGTTGGTGATTTTGTTGCATTCCCAGCAGAAATGGCACGTGTATCTAAAAACTTAGTAAAATATACTATTGAGGATTTTCTATCTGGAAACCCAGTTTTACAGAGACAGGCTTATAAAAGAGCAGCAGGTATAACTTCTGCAGGTGCTGTAATACCTGAAACAATGGAAGCTTATTCTGCAGAAAAATATGGTATATCTGACGAACAAAGAGAAGCTTTAGACTCAATAGATAAGCCATATTACATGGGAAGTAATAAAGTTTATCTAAGTCCTATTAATAATAATAATCAAAGAAAAATACAACAAGTAGAAAGAATTGTTCTTGGTCCTTTAGACCCATTCGATCACCTAAAAGTAGCTGCTAAAGGTCTTCATCAGGCTTTTCTAACTGATGATATTAATCCTCAAATAGCCTATAAGGTAGGATTAGCTGCTGCAGATAGAACAATATCTCCTTTTGTTGGTCCTTCTATGATTACAGAAGCACTTTTAAAACTTCAACAAGACCCTTCAGCAGCTACTGCATATAACGATAGAACTTTAATAGGTGCAGCTATTAAGTCTGCTGCTAGAATATATGACATTTCAGATTATGCTGGTGCTACGGCAAGTAATCTTGCTTCTCTTTTTGAACCGGGATTTATGACATTTATACAACAACGTAAAAAGTATGAAGAAGCTAAAGCAAAGGAAATGGGTGCTAATAGATTAGAGGAAGCTATTGGTGAAGAACCTGTAGGACAGCCTCTGAGTGATTACTATTCTCCTGTAAGTGCTGATCTTTTCCCTGATCTTATCGGATTACGAAAAGACATTTTTGATATTACTGGAAGTATGGCTAGAAACTTAAAACCTATTATTGGAGATATTGAAAAAAGAGGAGGTAACAGGTTTATACAAGAATCTACTAGAAGAAACCTTCTACCAGAAGATGTTCCTCCACTATATAATTTATATCTTAATGACATGAAAAAGCATCAGAAAAATCAACTAACTTTACAAGGAATGTTAGATTTTTATGATACTTTAGGACTAACTGAAAAAGATTATGAAAGGGCTAAATCTAATTATTATGTAAAACCTGAAAGATTAAATGATTCAGATTTAGATGCAATCTTACAAGCATATAATAATAATTTTACTCCTTTTGAACTAAGTGATAATGTTATTAATCAAATTCTAACTTTAAATCCTACTGTAGATTTAAATACACTAAGAAATATAAATAACCAGTTATATGGAACAAAACTAAACGAAAGCAGGAAATAATGCCGGAAACAGCAATGATATGGAATTTACTACTTAGCATCATTGCTGGTGCTATGGTGTGGTGGGTGCGAGGAGTTAATACACGAATAGAAGAAACTCGTGTTCTTATTAGCCGTACTCGTGAGGACATGGCTAAAGAATATGCTTTAAAAAATGATGTAGAAAAAGATATTCAAAAAATAATGGATCGATTTGATCGTGTAGAAACTAAACTAGATAATTTAATGGAAAGAATTATAAAATAATGTCTAATAAAGTGGAGTTATAAATAATGGCTATACCCTCGTCAATTACTCGTTTTGGTAAGACTGAACCTTTTGAGTTACAAGTAGTACGTGGACAAGTAGAAAACCACAAAACAGTATTCAAGTTTGGATATAATCCAGACGTAGATGGAGCAGAAGAAACAATCTGGGATGTGGGCGGTATTTATGCTTATCCCAGCTCTGCCGTTGCCCTGACGGTAACAACTGACGCAGCTACAGCCGCCGACGACAACGGCGTAAAGGTATTAATTGAAGGTTTAGATGGTGATTGTAATGAAGTTAGTGAGGAAGTAACTCTGGCCGGTTCTGGTACAGCCACGACGACGCAGACATTCTTCCGTGTCTTCCGTGCCTATGTCAGTGGATCACAGGCACCTACCGGCAACCTGAATATCACCAATGGCGGGACTACATATGCTCGTATTACCCTTGGCGAGAACCAGACACTGATGGCTCTCTGGACAGTTCCTGCAGGATACACAGGATTTTTGGATCATGTCAACATTGCTACGGGTACAACAAACGCCAATCAGTACATTACTTCTCAGATTGTTCAACGTCAACTAGACGGTGTGTTTCGAGTCATGATGAAACAGACTCTTGGTTCTGGTGGCATTGCAGATTTTCTTTTACGCTATCCAATCTTAGTACCAGAAAAAACTGACGTAGAAGTACGAGCGTTATCTTCTGGGGCTAATAACTTAGTTTCTGCAAACTTTTCTATGGTATATATTAAAAATAAATCTGTAGATTTAAATAATTATTCTCCATAGAAATGCATAAAGATACTATAAAAACTATAGGAATAGGTCTGCTTCCTGTGTTGTTAAGTATTATAGGTTATTTGTTTCAAGAGTCAATGACTTTAAAATCTAAAATATCTACACTAGAACAGAAAATGGCAATCCTTGTAGATATAGATAATCAGATTATTCCAAGTCCTAATAACTCTATTGAGAGACTAAAGCTAAAAGAAGAAATGTTTCAAAAAAATGTGGAGTTAGATAAAAGATTATCTATTATTGAACATCACGTATTTAAGATGTTAGGAAGTAAACATTAAATTAATGTGTTAAGATGAAGGGGAAAGACTTAACATAAGGAAGAAGGGTCTGTAGATTCGTCGTCTATAGACCCTTCTTTATTTAAAGTTTCTAATTCCTCTTCTAGATCATCCTTCTCTTCTAGAAGTTCTTCTATTTCTTCTTCATCCTCATCAAACCACGAACAACTTGTAAAAAGTTTGATAGCTCTTTCCTCACCCAACAATTCGAGACTACTAATAATATCTTTTTCCAATTCCTCAACAGTAGTTGGTGAGTCTTCTTCCGTAGGAGAACGTAGTCTACTAAGTAGTTCAAGAGCTTTAAGCGCAGAGTTAGTGTGATTGTTGTTGGTAGCATACGTATATTGTTTCTCAATCTCTGTAACATAATCAATATTAGTTTCCATTTCTTTTTCAAGGTCTTCTATTCTTTCTTTAATAGCTTCAGATTTTAGTAATCTACTGCCTTGATTATGTGCAGACCTGTCTGAATACCCTGCAGCTTTAGCAGCCTCAGTAGCATTTCGATACATAACATAGGCTTGTGCAAACTTTTCTTGTTTTTCGTTCAGCATTGATCTAGTAGTTCTTTATAAGTTTTTTTATCAGAATTAAAGCTATCTCTAAACACCTCAGAAACGAGAGTGTTATCTCCGTATAGTGTTAGGTTCATTTCAATATCTTTATTATTAAAGAGCCTTTCACAGTCCTGTGCCATAGCTAGAAGCTCACCAGTAGTCCAGAAGTGTTTACCTCCTGTCTCTACCTTCATGTACTTCTTTTTGCCATCCTCAGTTTTTTCTTTCTCCATCTCTTCAGTAACCTCTGGAATGTTACAATCAAATCCAAATAGATGGAAATTTCTAAAGCCTAAAATATGTGTCATGCCAATAGCTCTCATAGCAGAACAAGTACCTCCAGTAACAAAGGTAGTATCTGGTGGAATATTAACTTTTTTATCTATCTCAGCCTTACCATTAGCAGCCTTCTGTACTGCTTCAGAGAAAGCATGCCAACCATATACCTGATCTGTCTTATCTAAAAGATACTTAGTTACACTAACATCTGTCATAGACGCAACAAGAAACTTTGTTTTACTGTCTACAACATCGAATAAATCCTTACGTAAAACTCCGTGAGTAGATATGCCATCAATAGGTCGAGGATCAAGAATTACGCAAGCATAAGGATCAATGTTATTTTGTATAAGTTTTGGATAGCTGTGTTTTACACAGAAGACTGTGCCATTAGTTTTTTCTATGATATATTTTAACTCTATGTAATTTAGAGACGGTCCTGCAGATACAATAATAGCGTGTTCTGGATTAGGTTTACAAGTCTCTATAAATCCCCACTTCTTAATTAGGTTTACATTTTCATTAATACTATCAATAATGTAGTCTTTTGGCATAGAGTCTCTTGGACGTACCACGATAGGTACACGAGTTAGCGTATCTGGTAGAGGTGGTAGTCCATCCTTATTTAAAAGAATAGCAAGGTGAGAAATACCACCCTCTCTTACTCTGTCCTGAGATGGAAGAACAATACAACGTCCCTTCCTATTAGGGTCTTCAAAAGAATGAACCAGTCTGTTAATGCTTTGTTGGGTTTCGTCTACAATATTATCATCAATATCTTTTGTAAAGTAATTATTAAAGACGATAACATCACAGTGTTTTAGATTTTCATAGTCACTCTTAACAGTAGCATCGCTATGACCACCATCAATATAGGCAAAGTTAGCCTTTGAAATAGCCTTCTTATATTTTACTAAAGTTTTCTTGCTGTCACCCTTGTGTAGTTTATAGGTAAACTTTTTACCCTGTTCCTTCATCTTATCAGCAAACTGCTGTAGTCGTACACTAACTGCTGTAAGCTTATTGTGAGGCTTTCCATTAAACTCTAGCTGATCTAGCTCTTCTGTAGCATTCTCAAATAAGTCAAAGCCAATATAGTGAAGTTTGTCTTTAGTTTCAAAGGAAGCTAGAGCCATCTCTATAGCTCGTCCACCATTCCACGTACCAACCTCTACGATTGTATCACTACCATAGGTACGAACAAGGTCTGCAAGCTGTCTGTAACGAGGCATGTTAACGTCTGGTGACACACTAGTATCTGACAACTGATTTTTTAGATTACCCTTGTAGTGTGTCATATACTGTGATAGAGGGGAGTTTTGAAAAGCTGAAAGTCCGTCTACGTTAGGTGATAGATTGTGCACACGCATACCATGAGCAGTATAAATTTTTAGTAGACGTTCAAATATAAAACCATCATGCCACTCACGGTAAGATACTACCTCACCAATATCATAACAGCCTCGTAGATCAGCAAGTATATAAATTGGAGAATCATAATTAAGATTAAAACCAATAAAAGATGTCTCACTATAATCAACGTCTTTACGACCTAGATGTACCAATTCCGCTCTTTCCGGTAAAATTGATTCTAGTTTACTCTGTGATAAAGGTTTAGTGGTAACTGTATCTGCATCAAGCCAACATAGCCAACCAGCTTCTGCCTCTTTGTCGGCCAGTTCTAGAGCATACGTAGTTAGTGCATAAACTTTGTGACACCACTTGATAGCATCCATACGCCAGTTGTAGGCTGTTGTGCCGTTAGCTGTACCATCGTAAGCCGACATCCTATCACGATAAGCCAGCATGTCTTCTACTTCATTGAGATTACGATACTCGATGTTCTTTGCCTGTGGAAAAGAAGCAACAAGCTCTTCGTCACAGTCGTGATAGTAAGCTGTGAGGTGTAAGTCCTTATACCAGTTGTCTACGACAGACTCTAGCATGTTCCTAGCATAACGCTCGTAACCATCTGCGCTAAATGATGTAACAAATTTTATCATTAATTATTCCCTTATTACTCTGGTATAAAAATCTTTCCACTCTTTAGCATACTCGCTGTCTATCTCTCGCTTTCCTTTCCAAGTATGGTAAACTGGTCCACCCGTTGTAAAGTGTACATTTTTTGGATTTATATCTGCGTCTGACGTTCCGTCTAGCCAGTTCCACTCAACTGGAATATCTCCAATGGGATAGATATCGACCCATTCAAAAGCATGTAGCCAGCTTCCAGCTCTAACATTAACATCAGAAATTGTTAGCTGTTTCATCCAAGGATGATCGCAATTCCATAGAACAAAGGATGACCAGTTCTTTCTGTTATAGATGGTTTGTATCTGACCATCCATCTTTTCTTTTTCTTGAGGAACATGTATATGCTGCACACAGCTAATAACATTTTCTTTATCTGATCCATATACATCAAATACTTCTGTAATGTCTGAACGAACAAACATATCAGCATCCATAAATAATGCTAGACCAGACATCTGATTTAGAAAGGGTACTAGAAACCTAGTAAAGCTAAACTCAGTAGAGAAGGGTTTGCCATCAAAAACATCAACCTTCGTACCTTCTAAGTTATACTCTGGACTGCGCCAATACAAGCCAGCCCTGCGAACTTCCTTCTGTACAATAGGGACTATATTATACGTATCAGAAGTGTTCATACGTATAGACTTATCTAGAACTCTAACATAGTCATGTTCACGAGGATCATAGCCTATGTATATTGTTGGTAGTTTATTGATAGGCAAACCCTGTACTCCTACTCTATTGTAATTTGTTTTGGTTTTTGTTCTTCTGGAATTTCCTTCTCAATTTCAATATGAAGCATTCCATTATCCATCTTACAAGATACTACACGCATTAAATCTGCAAGATAAAATACTCTGCGAAAATCACGTTTAGCAATACCTTTGTACTTATACATTTCTAAAGGATCATCTTCATCCTTTGTTTCCTTTGTTGTCTTTACAACTAAAAGATTTGGTTCAATTTCTACAATAACATCTTCTTTTGAGAAGCCAGCTAGAGCCATCTCAATTACATGTTTGTTACCATCTTTATAGATATTGTGTGGGGGATACGTTCCTGAGTTTGAGATAGACTGTGCTACGTATGACAGAGGCTCAAACTTATTCTCAAAGTCTAGCATGAAGTTACGCATCTTCTCAAATTGAGGGGAAAAAGAGATTAGATTCATTGTGTATTCCTTTCATTATAGCAAATACGAAAAAAGAGCAGTCCTTATTCTTAGCAACTGCTCCTTTATTATATAGGTCTATTTTTAAAAAGTCAACAACTTTTTTATTTAAATGGTGGTCCTCTAAACCAACATACAAGAGAGTATCGTTTTCCCGTTGTAACTGGTGTTACTCTATGGTGTAGAAAAGAAGGAAAGACAACAATGCTTCCCGTCTCGCGCATACCCTTTATATTAGTTTTTCGATTTGTTATGTCTGGTGCACACCAGTGTTCTATTTCAAAGTCACCACCTTCATAGTCTTCATTTAGTGAAATGCTAACAGAAAGTTTTCTAAATTGAGTGTCTTCTGGAAGTTCTACACCTACATCTATATGCCAGTCATAGAATTGTTCTGGTGCATAACAAGATAGTTGAGGTGTTTCATAAGTCGTAATATCAAAGTTCCAGCCAGCATCTTCATTTGCTTTCTGTACATACAACTGCATTATTTCAATTATATCTGAATTATTTATCCATTTAATAGAATTATTTCGGACTTCTGTTTGTATCTCTGTTTTGTTTTCTATATAAACACCAGCTTTCTCTGCATCATGTTCTTTGAACATGGAGAGCATAGCATTACAAAAATTTTTTGGTAGTTCTCTTTCATACAGATAGTATGGATAAGGCCAGAGCATTATGGCCTTCTTCTAGACTTAATAGACTTGTCTGAGTTTCTAGAAAAACTGCTATTCTTTTTTCCGTCACGAACACGTAAATTACTACGTTTATTACTACCACCCTTGCTGAGTGGAACTTTATGGTCTACGTGTTTTCCATCACCCTTTTTAACTAGCCCTTCACGTACAAGCATACGACGAGCCTTGTTACGTGCTACACGTTTAGCAATATTTTTTGGTTTACTTTTTGTTACACGGTTTTCTCTCTTGTAGTCTCTTGCCATAACTATCTCCCTAAATAATTTTGTTGTGTACTTTCTTTATAATATTACTGCCTGTAGTAACAAACAGAGAAGGTATAATACTATGTATTAGTAAACATGCTACAGCTAGACTTAGAGAAAAGCATATGCTACTAGCAAACGAAAAGTGTTTCCAGTAGGACATTTTATTTTCTTCTAAATGTTTCTTAGTTTGCCCAAACATCTGACCAGTTTCCTGACAAAGCACCCTTAGCATAATCCGTAGCACGGTTCTCAAAGAAGTTAGTGTGTGTAGGTGCGTTGATCATAGTCTCTACCCAAGGTAGGGGATTGTTCTTCACTTTGTAAATACCCTTCATACCCATAGAAATAAGACGACGATCAGCAATGTACCGAATATATTCTTTAACTTCGTAGTCTCGTAGTCCTTCTACCTTGCCCATCTGAAAAGCTAGATCAACAAACTTATCTTCTAGATCAACCATCTGTTCTGCAGTAGCATAAATTTCTGACTTTGTTTTGTCATTCCATACGTCACGGTTCTCCTCAACATAAGTACGAAACAACTTGATCATGCCTTCAGCGTGTTGCGTCTCGTCTACGATAGACCATGTGACGATCTGTCCCATACCCTTCATTTTACCATGACGAGGAAAGTTTAGCAACATAATGAAGGAGGAGAAGAGTGCTAGACCCTCAGTAAATGCAGAGATAGCAGCAATCTTTAGAGGAATAGGAGCATTGTCAGATACTTTATCCATAAAGAACTCATGCTTATCTTTCATTGCTTCGTATTCTAAGAACTCATTATATGTACTATCAGGCATACCTAATGACTCAATAAGGTGAGAATAAGCAGCAACATGTAGAGCCTCACGAGCAGCAAAGCTGGTCAGCATCATGCGTACTTCAGGCTGTGGAAAGTGTGGTAGATAGTTGTCTACATAACCACCAGCTACATCAATGTCTGACTGTGTAAAGAAGCGAAAGATATTAGTAAGAAAATACTTCTCTTCCGTAGAAAGATTAGACTTCCAATCCTTAACATCTTCCAGCATTGGTACTTCTGTGTGCAGCCAGTGTGACTGCTCATGCTTCAGCCATGCGTCATATGCCCATGGATA